CAACTAGGATTTGGAATTTAAAGGGGGTATAAATTCCGACCCCCTATTTTTCACGCTTTAGGAATTTGTACCCCCTTTAAATTCCACTCTATAATTCACGATTTAGGAACTTGTAATTTGTACCCCCTTTAAATTCCAACCCCCTATTTTTCACGCTTTAGGAATTTGTACCCCCTTTAAATTCCGATTATTAAAGATGTAAAAATAAATATTAGGACGATGCTACAAAGAGCATTTTATGATTAATTTACAAAATACAATTCATGATCAATTTGTATTATCTAAATTAGGAAAAATAAAAATATATAGAGCATTTTTTAAATTATAAAAATTTATTTCTAAACTAAATATAAGTTGAACCAAAATCCTAATTTGTATTAAAAACTGGCCCTTTTTAATATAAATCCAAGGGTTTTGAGATGGTTATAGTTGTAATAGTAGGCCACTAATACAGACGATAATCGTCATAATAGCTTTTTATGCTCTCCAAACTGGCCCTTGTAGAGTTGTAAAAGCTATTAAGCCATCAGTTAGAACATCCCAAAATGGATTTTAATACTAGTCCTAAATTTCATTTTTGGTTTCCAACTGACATTTTTTTCAGCGTAAGCTATGCCTAATTTTTAAAATGACGTTAAGAGGTTTTTATTGACTTGGCGGCCGCCCTGATGATCTTGATTGCAAAATCAAGATCAATCACCTTTTACTGTAAAATCTATTTAATAAAAATTTTGTAAAAACATAATATTGTCCCGAATATTATATTTTTTAATTTATGATTATTTACAATTTATTTTTTTTGGATTATTATAAAAAATTAATATTAGGTTTAATCCTAAACTATATAATATTAATTAAACTATCTTTTGTTATATCGTTATATAATATTTTAATTATTTTACCATCTTGATTTTTAATTTCATCAATATGAGAAATAATAATTCCTATATCATATTCTTTTTTTATTACATCTAATAAATATGGTATTTTTAATAAATTATTTTGATCTGAACTACTAAATCCTTCATCAATAATGATAAAATTGTTTTTAGTCATTACATTCATATTATTTAATGCTAACCTAAAACCTACATTAAATACAATTCTTTCATATCCACATAATTTTCTAACATTTAATAATTTATTTTTAATAATTTTATAAAATTTAACATTATTTTTATCAACTTCAATTTTAATTTCATAGTCTGATAAATTTCTTATTATATTATTTATTTTACTTTCAAAAATATTTATTTTTTTTATTAATATATATTCACGAAATCCACAATCATATAAATTTAATACATCTTTCAATGTTGATTTTATTTTATTATTTTTTTCATAATCTTTTAATAATAATATTTGCTTTTCATTTTCATTATTTAATATATTTTTTTCTAATACTAAATTATCATATATTTTTTTGTATTTATTATAACATTCATCAATATCTTTTTTTATAATATATAATTCATTTAACCTATTTACATCTTCAATAAATATATGATTTTTTTCTATTATTTTTTTAAAGTTTTCATTTTCATTATATAATATATTTATTTTTTCATTAATTGTGATATAATTTGATAAATTTTTATATTCTTGTTTATTTTCTTGTAATTTTTCTTGATATTTTAATATTTTATTTTCATAAATTATATTATCTTTTTTTATATCTATTTCTTTTTTTATTTTTTCTAATAAAATATTTTCATATAAAATTTTTTCATTTATTATCTCTTCTTTATTATTTATTAATTCTAAATCATTTAATAATTCTTTTATTCTAATTAATTTTTGTAATCTTTTTTCATATTCATCTAATTTATTTTCATTTGAATTATTATCTATTATTTTTTGTTTTAATAATAATATTTCATTTTTATATCCTATTTTTTCATGTATTAATTTATTATTTTGACATTCTTTACATTTTTGATTAAATTTATGATTTAATAATAAATTATTTTTACTTTCTAAGTTTTCTAATAATTTAATATTACTTTTTTTTATTTCTAAATTACTTTTTATATTATTTATTTCTAATTCTTTTTTTTTTATTTCTTCTATTAAATTATCTTTATAATTTATTTCATCTATTAAATTATTTTTTTCTGTTAATTTATTTTTTTTAATTAATGTTATTTCTTTTAATTCATTTTGTAAATTTTTTATTTTTTCTAATTTAATATCAAAATCTTTTTCACATACATTTGTTTGTATTATTTTCATTGATAATAATTTAATTTTATTATTAATTTTTTCTGTCTTTGTAATTATTTTATCTTTTTCATTATCAGGATTTATATTTTTGTATTCGCAGTATTGGTTATTAATAATCTCTTTATTTTCTAATAATTCTTTTTCTATATCATTTTGTTTTTGTATAATATCTTCTATATTTTCACATTTATTTAATTTTAAATTATTCTTTATTAAAGATTCTTCATTGCATGTATTTTCTTTTTCTTCTAATAAAGAATCTATATCTTCTTTATAAAATATAATACTTTCTTCAATATCTTTTATTAGAGATACATAATCTTTATTTGTTAATTCATTTTCTATATTTTTTAATACATATGAAGATAAATGTCCCAACTCTTTTTTACATTTTGTATAAATATTATCATATATATTTAATCCTAATATATTTATTAATATATCCTTTTTATCTTTATCATCAATATCTATAAAATTACTTCCTACTTGTAATATTACAGATGTTATTATCATATCTTCATAACTTCCAAATAATTCTATTATTTTTTTATCTGTACGTATTTTCCCATCCTCTGATATATCTTTTCCATTTTCTAATAATTTAACTTCTGTCTTATTATTATTTATTATTCGTTTTATTGTATATTCTATATTATTTAGTTCTAACTTTAAAATACTTTTCCCATGTTCGTGTCTTATATTTAATGCTTCCTTCCCTTCGCCTCTTGAAAATTTATTATAAAGTGTGAATAATATTATATCCACGATTGATGATTTACCTAAACCATTATTTCCAATTATTATATTTAATCCTTCTAATTTTTCAAAATTTATTTTATTATTATTTCCATATGTAAATAAATTTTCAAATTCTATTGATTTTATTTTTATTATTTTTTTTATTTTTTTCTCTTGTATCTCCTCCTCATCTAACAATTCTAATATTTTAGATTTCATTAATTTATTCTCTTCTAAATTATTCTTTTTTAAAAATTCATTATATACATCTATTATATTTTTATTTAATATTTCACTATCAGAATCATTTTTTTTTTCTATCTCTTCAAATAATTCTTCATTCGTTATTGATAATAAATTATAATTTTTTTTTATTATTGATTCATATTGTTTTATTTTCTCACGATCTTTTCCATAATATTTTAATCTCAACTTTACTATTTTATTTTCTATTCCATCTATTTTATAATTTTCTATATCATTTATTATATGAGTTTTAAATACATTTTTATTTTTTATTTCTATAAATTCACTTTCTAATGTTTCTATATTCCATTTTAACATACCGTGGTTTTTTTCATCTTCGCCAAAATTTTGTTGAATTAATGATGATGCATATGCTATTGTTTTTCTCTTATTTAAATACTGATATTTATGTATATCTCCTAATAATGTTATATCATAATCTTTAAAATCTGTAGCCTTTAATATTTTATCATCTACAAACTCATAATCATAATCTGTTTTACTTTTATATAATGTTCCGTGATATAAACCTATATATTTTTCTTCTTTATTTTTATTTTCTATTTTGGTTACTTTATTACTATACATTGTTGTTAAACCAAAATTAATACCCTTTATTTTATAAATTTTATTTTCTTTTAAATAATGTATCTTATTATTTATTTCTAATCTATTTATCATTGCTTCTATTGTTGATTTCCTATCATCATTATTTATATTTATATCATGATTTCCATCTATTATTATAATCTCACCGTATATACTTAAATTAAATATAAAGCTCTTTGCTAATATTAATGTTTCTGGTTTTATCATTGTCTTATCGTGAAATAAATCGCCACATATTACTATTAATTTTTCTTTATTATCTTCTTTTAATTTTTTATACACTTCTTTAAATACTTCATTATATTCTTCATGTCTTGATATATTATTCGGTATATGAATATCCGCTATATGATATATTACTTCTACCATTTTTTGTATATACTTTTATTTTATATTATATTATAAGTTCAATTTTTAAATTTTATATTTTCTTTTTAAAATGACGCTAAGCCCCTTTTCATTGACTTGGCTGCCGCCCGCAGATGTTGATAGAATATCAATATCTAGCCCTTTTATTGTAAAATCTATTTAATAATAATTATGTAAAAAAGGATAATATTATACTTTTTATTTTTGGATTTATTACAAATTACTTTTTAGGAACAATCCTAAATTATATCATCTTATAATTTTTTTCATTTTTATAAAAAGGAACAAAAATATATTTTGGATTTTTTTGGTTTTACAAACTAGTCCAACACACACAACTTAAAATTACATTTTTTTGTTTTTTAAGTTAATAAGTATGCTAAAATAGGTGATGTAATTTACATCATTTTATGTAATTTACATCAATTAAAATTTATAATTTAAGTATATAATATTATTTATAATTTTTCATTTTGGGAACAATCTTAATAAGTTGTATCTACAAATATTTCTTTTTTTAATTTTGTATATCTCATTTTGTAATATAATGGATCATTTTTTTTAATATATTCTAATAATTTATCTTCTGTATCATATAATTTATTCATTAATTCAACAAAATTTATTATGATAATAAATTCTTTTTCATCTATGTCATAAAATTCACGATTTTTATTATACCTGTATTTATATATATATTTTGATATTAGATATTCATAATAATACTTATCTATTAATTCATTTGTTATATATAATATCTCTATGTTTTCGGGACAAGCTGTATTTAATGATTTTATACGATTATTTACATTTTGGCTTACTCCTATCTTTTTTAAATTATTCCAAAATTTATTTTTTATCAAATAAATATATCCTTTTTTAAATTTCATCATTATAAATTAGTTGAAGAAAAAAAATCTCTTATATATTATATATAAGAGATTTTTAGAAATGTATAAAACATATAAGAGTATTTTTTTACAATATGTACCCGATAAAAATATTTCAAAACCTGATGTAGTTTCATATGGTATTAAAAAAGGTAGCTACTTGACTAATGAATATACTTTAACTAAATATGCACTTGATAAAAATTATAATTCTATGTATTGTTTTGTTCCTATTAAAACAGAATTTTATACTCTTATCTGGGATTTAGATTTTAAAGTTGATAAATGTTTATTACTTAATCAATATCTGGAACAATTTAATTATTTTATACAAATTATCATTGAATCTATTATAAATACTATTAATAATGTTTTTATTAATCCTAATACACAATATATTTACTCTGATAAAAATATTGGTTTTGGTATTCATCTATATTTCCCTAATATTATTGTTAATAAATTTATTCATTCTTATATCTACAATATTACTAAAGATAATATGATTAAACAAAATATTATACCTCTTGAACTTATTAATCATATTTTAGATCCTTGTGTATCTAACTCTAATGGTTTAAGATTATTTTATTATTTTTATAATAATACTTTTTATAAACCTAATCAAGAATTATCTACATTTATTTTTGATAAAAATCCTGAAAATCATTTCAAATTTTGTTTAATTAATACAAATGATAATAATTTTTCACCTAAACTTAAAATTAATTATGATGATATACATAATAATATCTTTAATATTAAAAATAATAATAATAATACTAATACTATTACTGATAATATTGAATATATTAATGATTTTACTTTCTTAAAATTAGATGATAAACATAAATTATTTATTGAATTAAGTAACTCTTTCTCTATTGAACGATTAAATGATTATAATAAATGGATCAATGTTGTTTATTTATTTAAAACTTATGGATTATATGATGAAATTATTAATCTTTCTAAAAAATCTAATAAATATGATATTAATTCATTTAATATTATTAATAATATCTTTAAAAAAAAAAGAATTCCTAAAAGTTTCTTAACTATTGGCTCTCTAATTAAATGGTGCTCTGATGATGATTTTAATAATACTGTTAAAATTTTAGAAAAGTATGATATTAAATTGAAATTAAATATTAATGATATTAATGATATATTATTAACTCATTCTAAAAATAAAATTAATTTTTCGGAAAATTCTAATTATATTTCTAAAAATGCTATTGATAATATTATTCATAATATTAATTCAAATTTATATAATACATATCTTTTACAATCACCAACTGGTTCTGGTAAAACTACTGCTATAAATCATATTTTAAAATCTATTAATAAGGATTATACTATTTTATGTATTGTCACACGAAGAAGTATGTGTTCTACTTTAATTAATGCATTTAATTTCTCTAAAGATTTACAAGGTAATCTTATTAAAAATAATCATTTTAATTTTATCTCTTATATGGATGAAAATATTTATAATGATAATCATTTTATATCTAGTTTAGAACATTTATTCGTTTTTAAACAATTTTATGATGTTATTATTCTTGATGAAATTTTTAGTTTATGTAATTATTTATATAGTGATACTCTTATTGGACGAAGAAAAGATTGTTTATTACATCTTAAAAATTTAATCATTAATGCTAAACTAATTATTGGATGTGACGCACAAATTGCTGATATTTGTTTCCAATTATTCAATGATAAAAATATTTACTTTTATAAAAATACATTCAAAAATAAAATTGATATACCTTTTAATATTTTTAATTCTAAACACTCTTCTGATAATTCTAATCTTACTAAAATCGCTTCTATTATTGGTAATAAATACTGTATTTATAATAAATCTGTTATTATTTTCTCTGATAGAAAAAATACTACTATCAAATTATTGGAATTATTAAAAATTTATAATACTAATCCTGACTATTTTCGTGTATTCAATTCTAATTGTGGTACTATTGATGATATTAATAATATTGATACTATTTCTAAAAATAGATGTATTATTTCTTCTCCTAAAATTATTTATGGTGTTGATATTACTACTAAATATGATGATGTCTTTTGTATATATTCTAAAGCTAAAGGTACTAATAGTATGAGTTCTTTTGAATGGTATCAACAACTATCTAGAGCTAGATATTGTAAAGCTGTTAATGTTTTTATACTTGATTCTAATTATCATAAATTTTATAATTCATTCATTTCTTTTGATAAAAATAAATCTGAGGAAGATATACATATTAATAACTACATTTATTATAAAAAATCTATATATGAAAAATATAATTTAATTACTGAAATTACTTCTATTGATACTTATTTTAGAAATATACATTATTATAAATCTTGGTATGATAAACTCTTTTCTAATAATAAACTTCAAATTTTAAAGTTATTAGCTACACAAATTGGTTATAATATTTCTGAAAATGATTTTGATTCTATTAAAATTAAATCAGATCTTGATTACAAAGTTAAATTGAATTATAAATTACAAACTGAAATTTCTTTTAAAATTATTAATAATGAATATATTGAACCACAATATAATTCTTTTATTTCTAATCTTAAAGAAATTATTGAATTTAGAAAAAAATATATTAATACCGATAATCCTAATTATATTTCTCTTTTAACTGATGAAAAATTATTCTTTTCTTTTATAAATAAAAAATTATTGGATCTTCCTTATAATGATTTCTTACAAAAAAATATTAAAATTAATTTACAAGATTTCCCTGAAATTATGAAAGATAATCTCATTTTTAATCAAATTAATACTCTATTCTGGATTGAAGATTTAATTCATATTAAAAGATATGATGTTAATAATATTGATAAAAATATTAATATTGATTTTATTAAAAAACAATTTTTAAATAATCTTAATAAATTTATTTGTTTTTATGTTTATCAACAAAGTAAAAATAAAACTATTAATCGGATTACTAACATTATAAATAAAATTAATACTTATAATAAATTACAAAAATTTTATGTTGATCTTATTCATGTTATTTCTCCTGATATTTTTAATATTACCATTATTAGAAAAGAATTTTATTTAATTTATGTGTTTTGTATAATAGCAAAGGAATGATTTTCTGCCCAATTTATAATCATATATACTATATATTTAACTGGGCACTTTTACATCCCTCCACTGTTATACTTTTTTATTTATTACTCTTTATGAAATACAATTCATTACATTGTTTTTTCTTATCATCCAATGATATTACTCTCTTTTTACTTGTTATTATATAACCAGAATTATTATATACTGATTTTATCAGACCAACTTCGCTTGCATTTTCTCTATTCTTGAAATAGTTCCAAGACCCACATTTATAATATTTTTGAATTAATGGTATATTTTCTCTTACTTTCTGTTTAACTATCTCTTTCTCTAATTCATATAAAAATACACTGTTATTTTTATCGTTTATTCCTATTATCATATTCAATTTTTCTATTAAATCTTGACGTTCTTTTACAAAACGCTCTTCTTTTAATGGCCTATGTCTTCTCTTAATTATCTTATTTTCAATATCTTGAATATTTTGAACTTCCATATATTATTATATATAGAAAATTATTTTTTATAAAAATTTATTTATCCTTTTTTAAAATATTCTTTTCACTTAGATCATAATTATATAATTCACATCTTCCTTCTTTTTTGGCTTGTAGATATTCTTTCCTCTATTATTATATAAATCCATCTTATAATAACACTATCGTGTTATTTCTCCTGATATTTTTAATATTACTATTTATAAAAAAGAATTTTATTTAATTTATGTTTTTTGTATATAAGCAGAGGGATGGAATTTCGCCCAATTTATTATTATATATAATTTTTTAAGCCAGTTTGGAATAATTAAAGAATCAATAATGCAAAATTTGATAGCAAACGGTGAAGAACAATACTCATCAGCTCGTTTTTATTTTTTATAATATTCCGTCTTCCAGTGAAAAACCTTGTATTTTTTGATTCGCCAAACAGATTGCAAATAAGCATTCTGGCTACTGTTATGTTCTTTACTAACCGAAACAATTTTCGGCTAATTATAATTTTGTCATATTGAATTGAGATTCTTTGTGCGCCTGTTATATGAAACATCTGGGCTTGCATAAAACTCGAAAAAAAAGTTATAGGTTTTGAGAATGCTGTAAGTAAAACTCTTCCATATAATTCATAAAATTTTATTTTTTCAAATTCAAGGTATTTTAACCAATTTAATCTGATCTGTATGATATATGGTATTGATACATTGGAAAAACGCCTTTGGGTAGATTTCCAATCGTAAGCAATACTTTCTATTTTACTTGCGTGTCTGGAATCCATTCTTGGTGTATAAAGCCCTTTTTTTTGGCACCATCTACAAATTTTTGTGTGATGGTTATTTCGGCAGTCTGCACATACCAATGGGGTAACTGGACAACCACATCCACGGAAGTAATGTGATATCTTCATTTCTTTTTTGTCTACGGATTCAAAACAACACGCACAAGGAACTATTGGATGAAACATTTAATCTATTCCATGTATTAAAATAGATTAATGATAATATTTTTCAATTTTTTTCTAAATTTTCCAAAAAATAATTTTCCACAAATTATTTTAATATACAAAAAATTTATTATAACATATTCGTGAGTAAAGCGAACTGAGCCTATGCGAAATTACACGGAAGTGGAATTATAATATTCATGACGTTCTTTTTCTTCTTCCTCTTCGTAATCTTTCATGATCTGTAATATTTTTAACTTATTTTCCATATTCATTTTCCTTTTCTCTGTTATATTCTTATCGTCTTTAATATCTTCGTATCGCTCTTCCATAAAATTTAATATTTTATCTAACAGCTTATCGCTTATATTATTGTATTTATCTAATTTCCATTTTTTTCCGTCATATACCATCGCCTTACCTCTGTTAATGTCTGATATGTAAATATTTTTATACTCTGGATACTTATCATTGATGTGTATCTTTTCTACCATTTTAGCTGGTATTTTATAACCCATTTGCGTTAATGCTTCAAAAAATTCTTTATT